AACGACTAAAGGAACGGACTTAAAAAACCCAATTACTTTAGGAGTAACACAATGGCACAAGTCACCTACCGTGGTGTTAAGTACAACACCAATGACAGCAAGTCCTGTCAGAAGCAAGTCTCTGAACTAACCTACAGAGGCATCAAGCATACAGAATCTAAAACTGTATGTGCAAGGTAAGTAACTGACTTACAGATACGTCATAGGAGGGGTTGATTCCCCTCCTTTTTTATGTTATGATGAGTCAGCGATAAATACTATATGGACAAAGAGAGATTAAAACTCATTGTTAGGAACCTTAAGTCATTGGTGGATGCACTAGAGTCTGAGGTGCATTCTGATGTTGATGCTTATTCTATTCAGACAGCATCAGAAGATGCCCATCCAGCATTCTCTACACCACGCTCTAGTGATTATGAAGAAATCTTTGATGATGACGATGGATACCCAGATTAGAGAACAAACTTTATTATTGTTACTCAAGAATTTTGGGAACACACATACTAACAAAGCCATCTATGAATGTGCTGATGATTGGTGTAGTAAGCAGGTGACTACTAATGGATTAGTCTCCTATTTTAAAGCGTACTACGGTAAGTATGAAAGACAAGAAGGCAGCAAAGCTGATCATCAAGAGGGCAAAGAAACATCCTGAATGGTATACCAAACAGGAAATAAAGTATGCTAAACTATTGAGAAAGAAAATTAAACAACATGAACGTGAAGTTAGTGAGCGTGACTCCGGAAGCAGAGAAACTGATGGGGTACGTAGCGAGAGTGAGCAACCCAAAGAACCAGGACAACCCAAAGGTAAGTGGTTTGTTAGGTTACTGCATAAAGCATGGGCATTGGTCAGTCTTCGAGCAAGCACACATGACTCTAGAGATAGAGACAACTAGAGGATTAGCAGCACAGATATTAAGACATCGTTCATTTACATACCAGGAGTTCTCTCAGAGGTATGCTGATAGTAGTTTGTTAGAAGAAAAGATTCCTTTACCAGCATTACGTAGACAAGATACAAAGAATCGTCAGAACAGTATTGATGACTTGGATCCAATACAACTACAGAACTATGAGATTAAAATGCAACAGCATTTTGATCAAGCAATGGAACTCTATAAAAATATGCTTCTCAATGGTGTTGCAAAAGAGTGCGCCCGTTTCGTGCTCCCACTTGCTACACCCACAAGACTTTATATGACTGGTTCAGTACGTTCTTGGGTACATTATATTGAACTACGTTCAGGGCATGGTACACAGAAAGAACACATGGATATCGCTAATGAATGTAAGAAAATATTCTCAGAACAGTTCCCAGTAGTCGCAGAAGCCCTTCAGTGGGTCTAAATAACTTCACATTATTATATTGAAATGGCAACTTATCCTGTAGTTAACACTAAAACCGGTGAGACTAAAGAGGTAGTCATGAGTATTCATGACTGGGACCAGTGGAGAGAGGACCATCCTAATTGGACTAGAGATTACTCTGATCCATCTACACTTCCTGGAGTTGGTGAGGTGGGTGAGTGGCAAAATAAACTTGTCGCTAAAAACCCTGGTTGGAATGAAGTTCTAGATAGAGCTTCTAAAGCACCTGGTTCCAAAGTCAAAAAGATTACCTAACTTTATGCCAAGAAAGAAAAAGACTGATGATCCCATTGGAGTAGGACTGACGGCTAAACAAATGAGACGCAAGAAACCTATCAATGCTGATCTACTTGTAGATATAGATCCTCTTACACCAAATCAAGAGAAGTTCTTTACAGAATATGATGCAGGTAAACATTTGTTTGCATATGGATGTGCTGGTACAGGTAAGACATTCATAGCATTGTATAAAGCACTTAAAGAAGTACTTGATTTAGAAACACCATACGAAAAGATTTACATCGTTCGTTCTCTTGTTTCTACACGTGAGATTGGTTTCCTTCCAGGAGATCATGAGGATAAGTCTTATCTTTTCCAGGTACCATACAAGAAGATGGTGAAGTATATGTTTCAGATGCCATCTGATTCAGACTTTGAAATGCTTTATGGTAACTTGAAAACCCAGGAGACTATGACGTTCTGGAGTACCTCATTCATACGTGGTACCACTCTTGACAATGCAATTGTTATAGTTGATGAATGTCAGAACTTGAATTTTCATGAGTTAGATAGTATAATAACTAGGGTGGGAGATAATTCTAAGATTATCTTCTGCGGTGATGGAGTTCAAACTGATCTCCGTAACAACTCTGAACGTGCTGGACTTGGTGATTTTATGAAAGTTATTTCTATGATGGAATCATTTTCATCTATTGAATTTACTATTGATGACATTGTTCGTTCTGGATTGGTTAAGGAATACATCCTTGCCAAGCATTCATTAGGCATGCTATGACATTTATTCATCATAATTTTCTAGGTGACATTGAACTTACTAAACGCGAGACGCCAGGTTGTAGACTCTATCAATGCCCAAATGGCGATTGGGTTCCTTCAATCACTAGCGTTACTAGTTTCTATAATCGACAGATTTTCGTGGATTGGAGACGGCGTGTTGGTGAGGAAGAAGCAAATCGCATTACTAAAAAAGCGACCGCGCGTGGTACAGATTTCCATGAGGCCGCTCAAGGATATCTAGAGAACAAAGAACTGGATTGGAATAACTTCCTTCCTGCTACCCAATTTATGTTTCATCATGCTAAACCATACCTTAATCAGATTCAGAATGTTCACGCAATCGAAAGGACTCTCTACTCAGAGTATCTTGGCATTGCTGGTCGTGTTGATTGCATTGGTGAGTACGAGGGAGAACTTGCAGTAATAGACTTCAAGACTTCTGATAAGATCAAACCAGAGAAGTGGTTAGAGAACTACTTCGTACAGGAAACAGCATACGCATGTATGTACTATGAACTCACTGGTATCCCTGTTAAGAAATTAATAACTCTGATGGTAACTCCAGGTGGAGACGTAAAGGTATTTGACAAACGGAACAAAGACGAGTATATTAAGTTATTAGTAAGGTATATAAAGAAATTTGTCTCCTCTAATCTCGAATCTAATGGTAATGGATAAAGAACTAAACGAAGTGTTGGAGAAGAAGTTTCTTTGTCCATCCAAATTCGCACAGGATATTGAGAAGATTGTCATTGAGAATGATGAACTCAATTATATTGAAGCAATCATTGTGTATTGTGAAGAGAATAGTATAGAGTTGGAGTCGGTACCTAAATTATTATCAAAGCCCCTTAAGGAGAAATTAAAGTACAACGCCCAGGAATTAAACTTTTTAAAACGAACCTCACGAGCCAAGTTACCACTATGAACCCTGACGAAAATCCTTTCTGGGGTGAACCAACTCCAACAGATTTATGGGACGACATGAAGAGACTTGATGTACTATATGAAGAACTTGATTGGGATCACAGAGATTGCTTAGAGATTGCAATAGAAGGAAACCACATTACTATTAGAAACAAATCCAGAGAAGGACGCTAATGAATGAACTTTTGACTATGGAAAAACTTGTACCTGGTGGTGCATGTCCAGTGATGGTAGCAACGATTCCTCCACAGATTATGAAGGAACTTGATGTATGGGTAAAAGAAAGTAGAAAATTAAAAGATCATCCATTAGCAGCATTGAGAGCCCATGAGAATGTAGGGTATCTTGCTATGGATGGTAAGATACATAACTCATATCAGTGTTCTGTTCCTAATAAGTTAGTTGAGAATTCTTTTTGGTTAGCGTGGACAGTAAGACTGGTTGCAAAGTATTGGGGTGCTGGAAAGGATCATCGATTTTATAAATTAAGAAGTTGGGATGGACACTTTGATGGGTATGATCTCTGGACTAACTTTGCATATAAAGGAGATGATAATCCTATACACAATCATGCAGGAGTTATTTCAGGGGTGATATATTATAAGAATCATAATCATCCCACTATATTTGATGAATATAATACATCATATGAAGGTAAGGATGGAACGATGGTGTTGTTCCCTGCTAGGGTTCTGCATCATGTGGAACAGCAGACTGCTAATAAGGAAAGAATTACTATTGCATTTAATATAATAGAAAAGATTGAAGGATACTTCAGGGACGTGGATAAAATTGATGCCGTTTGAAACATATAAAACTTACCTTGCGATGAAGCAACACTTCACCAAGGATAAGTATGATTACCACAAGTACTGTGGGCGTTCTCGTGCTACCTTAAGTGCATTCCATAAGCGTAAGGATAGGTACTTCTTTGAGAAGATGTCTCGTCAACGTCCTGATAAGGAGATAGAGGATTATTTCTTGGCAAACTTTGTCACGTGTAAGAATCCAGAGACACTATGGATAGGAGAGATTATACAGGAAGGGGATAAGAATTATACACAGTGGCAGAAGAAAGTTCAGTCATTGTCTTATGTGTTTAAGGAAGACGTAGATAAACTCTTTGATAGGAAGGTGGATGAGGTGTTTGATTGTAGCAATGGACATCCTCATATATTAAAAAGTTACTTGGGTGGTTACACTACTCTTGAAACGTTAGTGATATGTGATAGAATATTTGGGTACGTTAAAAACTTTGACAAGGAGTTACAGGATCCTGTGTGGGAAACCGTCAGCAGACGGATAAAAAAGTACACACCCTTCCTAAATATTAATGTACCTCGTTATAAGAAAGTCCTTA